AGATTGAATGAATGCCTCCAAGAAATGTATCTGGATTAGCTAAACGAGTTCCACGACACAATGTTAATGCACCGTGCTCATCTAGTTGGATGTTATCCATTCGCATAAGGCCATTTTTAGCCCCGCGAATATCGTCATCCGATGGACGCCATCCAGATTTAAAATCATTAACGATTAGAGTATTCATTACTTTAAAATCATCATCTCAGATGCTTGGCCCTTATTCTTCAAGTTAGGGAGAATAGAATCGAATCCGTAGAACTTACCTTCTTTTGCTGCCATTGCGTCGCGAATTAAAGCCATCCTACTAAAATTCTGTTCAGGGCGAGCACCAGCATCCATTGCAGTATGTCGAGCTAAATTCCTTAATTCAACATTATTAAACTTACCAAACTTACGTGCAATGTCTAATGCTTCATCTGAACTTTTAGCATTTGCTAGCGCTGAAGTTAAATCTTCTGTGAACTTTCCGCCTTTAAGTGCTCTAACTGTATTTGCACCTATTCCTTCTTGCTGAGGGTCTAACATGAGGGGGTTAGCTGCCTCAATTGATTTCATTACAAAATTCTTTCCACCCTCACCAGGAATGCCTCCAGGGCGATTTGTATTGTAGTTGGGATGCAATCGATCAGCAATGTTCCCAATAGTCGCAAAAATTGAGCCGCGCCCAGTTTGAGATGCAAAATCTTTTCCTGCCTCCTCTTGATACCTAAAAGCAGGCATTTTAGAAGCAACTTTCGCCAGCCTAGACTTGTTCAACATTTGAATTAACTTGACTGCCATTTTACCGGCCGGTGCCACTGCCATAGGCATCATTGCATGGGCAATTTGACCACCAGGTATAGCGTCAACAATTCCAGAACGATCGACGGAATCCGAAAATGCGTCGATGTCATTATCGTTTAAATTGGAAAGCCAATCCTTAGCTCTACCAACCGCGTCAATCGTTCCAAATGTTGAAATCGGCATTATTTTTGCTTCTTAACAAATTCACCAGTTTCAGGATTAAGTCCATACTCTTGACGATCAATTTTGTATTTGTCAAACGCCCCAAGAACGAAAGCAGTCATTCTTGCTTGTTCTAATTCCTGTCTTTCAATTGCTAGTTTTAATGCTTTGTTAAAGCTCTGTAATTCTGATAGTTCATTTTTGTTAATTTTTACCATGTTGCAATTGCCACCCTTTTCCAAGTATCAGTTGCTGTACAAATGTAAATGAATCCTGTGTCATACTTCATGTCGCCAAGTGTTCCTGTGGCTGCCGCTGTTGCAGGGGTTAAAAGCGCAGTAAGTCTAAATAGCGTAGCCTGACATAATACTCCAAGATTTGCTCCATTTGTTACAGTTAATCCTCCTGATCCAACAACTAAGCAGCCAGTTTGAGAAACCCGAAATTGAGAAACTCCATTCTTTTGGCAATCAATAAAATTTCCAGTCCAACCAGAAGTTGAATTGAATCCAAGAAAAGTTCCATTAGTATTCCAAGACGTTGAAACTGCTTGTCCCGCAGGAGAAATGAGAATTAAAGGAACATTTGTAGTGGCTGTTCCTCCAGTAATTGGAGCACCAGTAAATGAAACTGATGAAAGAGAAAGAGCACCATTTGCTCCGAAAGTATCAACGGCACTTTCGGTAAGCGCAAGAACAACATTACCTAGTGTGTCGTAAGTATATGCAACAGTGATTGGCATCGTAATTTCCTAAACTGGATCTCCCAAATATCTACGGATATATAAACTATCCGCATCTTCTGTTCCTGCCGCTACGTTTTGACTTGGACCAATTGCTTCAATTGAAGTTGGATCGCTAAGATATCGACGTAGATAATTCTCAAATGCCTCGTCTGAAGTCAAAGCTGATGTAAGTGTCAGCCCGAGTGCAATTTGCTGTTTTGCACCTGTTGTTAGTACTCCATTAGGAGCGTTGAGAATCCAAACCCGCATTAATCCATCTCGCCCTTAGTGACAGTTCCAGAGCTATCACTTAAAGTTGCAGTCCCTAAAGTTGACGAAGCATCTTCTTTAAAAAGCGTTTCAGTAGTCGCGGTGACTGTTCTCTTATTTCTCAAATAACTAAAGATGAATTGAATCATCTGCCGTAAAGAACTTGTCGTATTTGGTACGGCTGCTAGTTGTGCCGAAGGAGCATCATCAAGAATAGCATCAACGCCAGCGGACGAAAGAGCATACCCAGATTTATCATTGTTTGTGCCGACTGTGACCGCAGCACTAATAACAGCGTCCACTTTCCCACCAGTAAACGTAATCTGATCTGTTTTTGCTTTGATCGCCCCAACTTCGCTGTCAACAAAGTCGTCAATCGTATCGACTGAGGTTTGAGATGCCCTCGAAGATATAGCCGCATCTAAGTTATCCTTAATAAGTTTTCCAATCGATCCAGCAGTTGCAATCGCTGAAGTCAATTGATGCCACATTGCTAATATTCCAGCAGTACTTAAGCTGAATCCAGTCTTATCTGCCACATTAGCAGAAACCGTAAATCCAAATGCTGTAAGTGTTCTTGCTGTAGTATCCCAAACTTTGTCCGCCGCTGCCTGTGTAAACGACGCTGCTGAAACAATTCCTGCATCTACTTTATTTGTAATTGTAAAGACAAATTTGTCAGTCGTAACCTTAACTGCGTCAACGACGGTTTTAATTGCATCAATTGCAGTTTTAGCAGTCGCTAAATTAGCTGCCGTTGCCAAAGTACTTGAAACAACATCTAAATTGCTCAACCCTAAATTGGTCGCCGCTTGGGGGTCATAAGCCACTAATTCAAGTTCAAGAGTTAAAGGAGCCATATTTGCTGCCCCCTTTAGCATTACAACCACTCCATTGACTCCTGTTGCAATTGCAGCATCTGGAATATCAAATCGATAAATTCCAGGCATATTAGTGGCGTCTACCTCTTTAAATCCACCAGAAGAAAATGCAGAAGTTGCAGCAGCTAAAGTAGCAAGTGTAATTGAAACTGCTGCGGCTAATGGTCTAACATAATATCCTGTTAAAGATGCCGTATTAAAGACTAATCCTGTTAATCCGGCACCAGTAGTAGATGATGAGTCTTGGATAAAAAGATAAAGTGAAACACTTGTTGAGCCTTTCTTAATTGTCTGTTTCATATTATCCTCTTAATCCGCCAGACATTCCAGGATGAATTTTCATTCCTCCACCACCACCTGAAATTAATGCTTGAAATGCACCAACATCAATTGAAGCAGGATACCCAGCACTTCTTAAAGCTGCCCCACCACCAGCAGTAGCATTAAGAGTATAATCGTTTCCAGCCGCATTTGTATAAGGATCAGCAGATAATGTAATGTCATTAGTTCCAGCGGCTAGATTATTCCTTGCCGCAGTTGTATTATTCCGATAAGCGTTATTTAAACTTGTAAAAACTTGTGGAACAGAAGAGGAATTAAATCCATACCCTCCATTATCTGTAAATAAATTATTGATAAGAATTAAATTGAGTAAAGTGGCTACTGTAGTCCTTACACCGTCATTAGTATTGGCGTGAAAAATACTATTAATTAAAATTAAAGTTGATGTAAAGTGAAGTGCTGCCTGATCTATACCATAAGCATTTCTAACAACTCTAGTGTGCAAAAAAACTTTCATCGACAATCCCTGGTTATTAGAATCACTAAAGATTCCATTACCAGTATTATCATGAATGTAACAGTCGTAACACAAAAGATCACCATTCTGGAAAATAGCATGACTTGTAGAATTCTTAATCTCAACCCCAATTAAAACAAGGGGAGAAAAGTAATAATCTCCATTAAAATCTCCGCGTATTGCAACTGAGAACCCATCAAGAATACATTTTTCAAGAATGACTAAGGGGCCAGGATTACTTGTAGAGGCGATTAATGCCTCTGCTCTAGTCCCAGCAGTATTTGACATGTCAATGTTAAGAATCTTGTATGGAGTACTTTGATTGGCTGGTGTAAATAATTTCGTGCTATTTGTTGCTGTTGTAATTAGAGGACGTGTCCCAAGATCACCAGGCGTAGTTCCAAACCCTTCCCAAGTTAACCCTCCTGTAATAGATGCAGGAATCGAGAGAGTTGCAGTTATTGTATACGTTCCAGCTTTTACATATGTTCTATTTTCTGCAACAAGGGAAGTAAGATTCTTAGCTAGTGTAAGTAATCCTCCACCCATCCTGAATGTTCCGCCCGTTGCTCCGGCAGTTCCACAAGCCCGATCTAAAGTAGCTAGCGCGCCAACAACAGCAGTAATTTGATAAAATCCAGTTGTAAAATTAGTTCCGGCGCTTATCTGAACAAAATTACCGACTGAAGTAGCCCCAAAAGGAGAGCCAGCAGAAGATATTTTTGTATTATTTGCGTCAATTACAAGGTCAGTATTTGAAAGTTGAGGAGAAGCCTGATTTGAAAAATCAGTTCCAGACGCACCTGTAACAAATCCTCCGCCATTGAGGTCGTTACCGTCTGATCTAACTAACCATTTTGATAATGCTGGTAGTGCCAAAGTTAAATCTCCGCAGACTCACCAAATCTTGAGGGTAAAACTGGTCCGGCCATAACAGATCTTCCGGAAGTTGGTGAAAGTTGCGGAAACTTTGCGATGAATGTTTCGTGGTAGGCTTTTTTGAAAATTTCAGTATAAGATTGATACCGCTTTAACATCTTTGCTGCACACTTCAAATTCTGTCCATCACCTTCCATTCTGAAGCAGCGTTCAAGAACGAAGTACTTAATCATTCTGCGCCGAATATAATCTGGAAGAGTTCCAATTTGATTGTATTCAACGATTACTCGATTACCTATTTCCGACCCCCAAAGGTTAGAACCAATAGTAGCAATACTACTATCAGGCACGGGATGAAACCTGATAGTATTACGTCCTTGTTGGTTAAAAATGTAACCTTCTGGTCTAGAAGCAGTACGAGAAGTGTCATTGAGATCATGATAATCCCTTGCTGAAAAAGGATCAATTTTAATCCCTTTCCAAGTTATTCTTGTGATGTCTATGCAATCGTCAGGTAATACATAAGTCGCAGTAGTAGCAACGATATCTAAAGCAACTCGCTCTTTAACACATTTCACCACAGAAGCAATTTCTGACTCGCCTTCTGCCGTGAACCGATTTATTGTCGCCGCTGTCCAAATGGGCATTAAACAATCTCAAGTAAACTATCAATCTCTAAATTCGTATTGATATACTCTCTTGCGGTTCGATTGGCTATGATACAACCATGAGAGGCATCATTGGCTGCATTATCTCCATGAATGAAGAATTCTGTTCGAGCATTAAGCAATTTGAGAACTGTTCCGTCTGCTTGTAAATACACTAACTGCATTGCAATTGGACCTAGCTTTTCATGCTGTACACCAGGAAGTATTTTGCAATAACCTCTCGGCGCCGGACCAACAGTCCTAACATTTTGATAAATTGGATTATTTCTTCCTAATCCTCTACCAGAATACCCAGTGGTTAAAACATCACCGCTAGGCTTTAAAAATAGTCCAGATCTTTGATCGTAGGTATACATTATCTCACCTGTAATTGTGGTAGATAGTCGCTTAATGCCAGCCGCCCAATGCGAAGTTTGTATTCCATTAGGCCATCAAAATATTTCTGAAACCATGCATCAGCCTTGATGTATTCCTGCATTTGATCCAAAAGATCGGCTGTAACGTAATGTTCAATCAAAGTCGTCATGTCAACATGAATTTGTGGAGTATCAGTAGCACCTAAAGTGTCTGCTGTAGCTCTGTAATATACAGTCATGTTTCCAGACCCAATCGTCATTCGAGGTGTAATGGCCACTCGCTTTGAATCAATTGGACAAAACATGTATGGCTGACCTTCCATTAATTCCCAGTCAAAACGGATTTTATCAAAGGAGCGACGTGTATCCGGATAAAGCCAACGATTGGTGTTATTATTGAATATAGCAACAACAGCAAAATAATCAGAAATAAGACTCCTAAAGTCGTAATACGATAGTAAAGATGTGAAGTTGATGGTTGCACTTTTCTGAATGCAGCCTGAGATAACTGCGATATCATCGTAGGCATCTTGAATCGCATCATTTACGTCTGCGGCGGAATAAAAAGTAACCCCGGCATCTTCCAGGTTATCCCTTATATCCGCCGCCAATGAATCTCTTGTCGCCATTACTAATTTTTAGGGGCTACCGTTACACCAGAAGTATCTTTCGGGTCCACTTTTGTGCCGCCGGTGACATTGTCGTCCTTTGCTTTAAGAAGTCCGAAAGTTGCGCCTGCGCCAAGAATCAATTGTGCTTGTTTTTCATTAATAAACCCAGTGTAAGGTCCAAAAGTTCCAACAGCAACAATAATTGCTGCTAAACCAGTCTTCCAATTTGTTAATGCTCTTTTCATCCCCAAGTCTCCTTTATGACAACTTCTTCATAACTTCGTTTACCAAACACCTTTGGATCGATAATAGGCTGGCGTAACTCTTCTCGTTGGACTGCTTCTTTTAGCCCCGGATTTTCATCCTCATCGAATTTCTTTCGAGCTTCAACATTAAGGGGCATTATAATATCAGATCCGAGAATGTGTGCAGTTTCGCATCGCGTATCTACCCAAACTTGACTTCCAGGAATCTCAGATCTCATCTTATTGCAGAAGTAAACATCTTCAGTATGGTTTACTCCTGTAATGAAGAATGGCTTTGAGATCTTCCTTAACACCGCCACTTTAATTAGACAAAGTGAAAATCCAATCGCGTCACACTGCAAAAACCCAGCTTCATTTGCAAGCTCTTTATAGTTGTCGATAAAATGTGTATCTAGACTGTTAAATTGGCGCTTAATGAAGCTGAAAATCATTGGATGATAAGGATAGCCACGAATCATTGTGACTCCAGCAACCACATCCTTATCGTAGTCAATCATTCTCCTCAACCAGTTCGGATTAACTTGAACGGGAGTAAGAACGTCATCGTCTAAAAACAATAAATAGTCAAAATCAGACTCTACTGCATGTTTGCCTGCAAAATTTCGCATGTTGTCAATTGACATTCTACGTGGCGCACAAATTGCAAAGTCATGTTCTGGATAAGATCTACCAAGCCTATACCACATTTGATTGTGATTCAAATATGCAAGTTGGTCTACGGCTGTAAGTGTGTTTACTGCAATTAAGATTTTTGCCATTGTAATTACTCCACGTTGTCTATAATAATGTTACCATTTTTGATAAATTCCCAGGTCACACTAGAAACTAGTAGTGTTCCAAGATACTGCCATTCAACAGATGTAATATCTTCTTTTTCTGCTTCTTGTGGATTCCTAGTTGAATCTCGTTGCCATTTTAAAGAACACACTTCAAGAAGATATTTATTGTCAAACTTCTTTAAAAGACGATATTGTAGTCGCATGTTAGCACAATACCATAAAAAGGGCAAGCTGTCAACCCTAGATTTGTGTCTAGAATCAACAACTTGCCCAGATTTACTACATGAACCTCAAAAACGCCTTAACAGCCTGTGTAACTGCAAGACGAGTTTCTGAAGTCGAGGTAGGAAGTGAATCCACAGATGCAATGCTCTGACCAAGAAATCCATTTTGTAAATTATTTCTGGTTAAAGTTTGAGCATCTGAAGAAGCCGCCGCAACAGTGGAAGCAATTGTCGAAAACGCGCCACCCAAACGAGTGTCGGTAACTAACAATAACTGTGCTCCAAGTGCAACTGTATCCGCCGTTGGAATTGTATTCGCGCCAGTCGATTGAGAACGAGACTGCAAACACAATTTAACATAATCGCAAACACCATAGGATTGAACATCACCAAAGGCACCTGCAACAATGTCATCCAAGGCAACGCCGAAAGCAAACGCCGCCGCTTTAGCTGCTCCCGCAGTTCCAGGAAGAACTACAGCTAAACCGTCATCAGTCCCAGTCATTGTAAGAACAACCGGAACTCCGCGAGGAATCGTGGCGGAAGTTTCCGCATTCTTTACACGATTGATGATCTTTTCTTTTCCATTTCCTAAAGAATTTGTTCTCACGTTTCATTCTCCTTTAGGATGCAGTAAGGGTGCGCGGGATTCCGCCCATCACACCATGTTTGCGGCGATTATTCAAACAAACTTGACCCATCCAAGCCATGTGGCCCAAACGAGAATCGCCCTTTAACGGTTTGGCAAAAGTCTTGCCATTTTCATCTTTGAGCATGTCAAATTCGCGTCCCTGCATGTATTTCACACGAAAGAACTTAGTATTCAACATGTAAAGACTGCCATAAGTCGCAGCAGAGACAAGATTGGATTTCACATCCGGAATCTTCTCGTCCATTACGATGTAGGCTTTCTTGAATCGAGTGTACTCGAAGGGGAAATTCTTATCTTCCGAGTTATCGATCTTGCGGTACTTGAGATAGATCGCCTGAACAAGTAGTTCGTAGGTAATCTGATCGCAAATAATCAAATCAGGCGGGCCGCCAACTCCCAACGCGCAGGAATTGTAAAGATTGTCCATTGCAGCCATCAAACCAGTCATCGTCGTTATAGCATTAATATCCTTGGTTTTATTTCTCCACCAAGTTGACGTTGACTGATTAATATTTCCAATGGAAACAGATGCAGTCGGATCAAATGCAACAAGTTTCGGCAAAGGCTCAATATTACTTGAACCATTTACCGGACTCGTTTTTGGAGTTGCAAGAGCACCATCACCGGAGCCTTGAAAAAAGACTGTCGGCCAATGTTCTTGAAATCCCATTTCCGCTTGCATCATTTTTGTATCAACCATGTCAATTAATTTCTTGCCACGGTTCTTCAAGACTTCTGCCATCGAATATGAGATTGGAACAGCTTGCTGTCTCCATTCCCAAACACTTTCAGTTACGCCGTCAGTTGTTGCATCCCCAAGTTCATCGTAGTCAGCATACGAATCGGCTTGTGAAAGTGCATACAACAACGGTAAGCGAATGTCCGTTCCACCATCCTCAGATTGATAAAATTCACTTGAACGCAACTTGTGCATAAAAGGATTAGCAGACGAAATCTGATCTGCCATTGATTTGCCGTAGTTCGCAAGTGATTGCGTAAACAGCGCATCAAAATTAATCGTTATCTGAGAAGGAGCAGAAGCGGAACCAAATGTAATACCCATTTAATTTAGTCCTCTTCTTCTTCGAGTTGTTTCATAGCCATTTCTATGGCTTCCCTTCGAGTGGGGAGGGATTTAGATGATTTTTTGTGTTCATCATCTTTTCCTCCACTGGATGACAGCCGCGCTGTTGCATCTTGGACATTTTTCTTTAATCGATTTGCTTTGTCAGAAGTCCCGTCTTTTGTGTCGCCGGCTTCTGCTTTTGCTAAACGATATAACTTTGTGAGATAAACCTTCGGAGGAGTATTCTCTCCGCAAGTCACTTCATCCATCAATTTCACAATCTTTGGATGATATAACTTGAAATCCTTAAATTCTTTCGCAAGTTCGCCAATTGCATTGTTAACTTCACGTTGCTGGTCACGTTGAGAAAGTTCACCAAATTTGGTTTCCATTTCCTCTTTTTGACCATCAAGAAGTTCTTTCAACGCGCCAGCAAACTTCGGAGCAATCCACTTGTATTCTCCAAGATGTTTTTCCAACGTTTTAAGAATCTTGTCGTCAGTAGCTTTCTCACCTTTACTTGTGAGATCACCATCTTTACCAAGTAGACCAGCTTCTGTTGCAAGATACTTTAAAATTCCAGTTGACTTAGTAGGATCTTTCAATCCACGAAAAAGATTTAATGCTTCCTTTACTTCTTCGGGGTCATCCTTTTCGCCGCCGTCGTCATCTTCATCGGATTCATCTTTGCCTTTCTTGCTGCCTTTATCATCACCCGATGAATCGCCACCGCCGCCGCCACTTCCATCGTCAGCCTCATCTTGTAAAACTCCTGTTAACCACCACTTCTTCATTGTGAATTCTCCTTGTTAAGTTTTAGTACGGTTTTACAACTTTCTTCTTACCCTTTTTCTTATTAAAATTATTCATGAACTTAGACGTAATTGTCTTTTTCATGTCGTCCATATCTGGTTCTTTTGGTGTTTTAGCCATTTCGATCTCCTATTGTAGCTGAGTACTTAATTGATTTTGGATTTCTTCGCCAGTTGGAGGAAGTTGTTGCGCTACTTGTGCCTGCGCCGCCTGATTTCCTCCCGGCCCCATTTGATTTCCTGACGCTTGATTTGCTGCACCAAGTAAAGTCAATTGGGCTGTCTTTTGCATCTCCTGAATAATCTTTTCATTCCTATAGCCAGCACGGTAAGCACACTCACGCACAAGCAAAGGAGATAAGGCAACTTGCGGAAATTGATTCACATAAGAGAGGAATTTCAGGAACTTCTTTTCTTCCTCTGCATTTTTCTCAGGCGAAGAGGAGATGATCTCGCAATCAATTTTGAAATCATAACCATCGTCCATCTCCTCTCCAGCCACGTATTGATATGTTTTATCAGGATTAACCTCACCTAAAAATGCCTCACCAGGATCTTGACTTAGCTGCGCCCAAACCCCTTCAGTAAATCTTTCTGCCATACACAAAAGTGCCTCGCGCCCAACTGCTTTGTACAAACCCATCATCTTTGCATCTTCAGCAGAGTCACGAATATCAGATTTTACGGCAATTCGTTGTGTCTCAGTTGCAGTTGTACGGTCACTTCTCCCGCGATCCGCAGAACCTTGCCCCGCAACTTCATTGAAGTCATCACGTGAAATTACAAGCGATTCTTTAACCGTCGCAGATAGCTCCGGATTAGATATCGGGCGAATTTGATCCGCCATTTCGACGTTAATGATACTTCCATCTTCATTAGAAGTCAACTTGTCCATTTCTTCTTGGTCAAGTTTTGCTCCAACTGATTGATATTTCCTTAAAAATCTCTTTCGATACGCTCGCATCATTTCGCGAGATTCATTGTACTCATTTTGTGGGGATAGCCATTGATATACCGGAGGAATTGGATACCATCCATCATTATCAAGATCCCACCGTACTGTTTTAATTGGATTCCGTTTAAAATCAACTTCCCAAATTACTTCAGAAGACGCATCAAGAAACATGAAACGCTTTTTAGCTCTCATGTCCCAAATATGCCAAACTTTAAGAGTGTTTTGTAATGGCTTTTCCTGTCCATCACTCGATAATGATGCTACGACAGAATATTCATCCGGCGAAAGTACTACTGACTCTTTTAAATAATCGGACTTAAGATTCTTGATATTCTTTAAGTCGCTTATGTCAAAGTACTCGTAATACCCAAACCAGTCACAATGATCTAATTCTTCCGCGTCACGAGTACCAACACGAAATCTCTTCGCCGGAATACGCTTGGTGTAAATCTTTTCATTCTCAGGTAATTCTTCAGGCATTTCTGCTATGCCAGTCTCTTCAATGTCAATGACTTCTTGATCTTCGCCCACTTTTGTGACTTGATCTTTTCTAAGCGGCGCTTGAGCAAGTGGATTTCTGATAAAGTCTGCGGCGTATCCAACTTCACAGACACCAAAACGCCACATGGAATCCAAGAAAATTCTTTCACATGTGTTGGCAAACGCTTCTCTTTCATTGGCTATAACCGTATTGAGTACATCTTCCTTTAACTGCGCCGATTTCATTGCAAACTCTTGATTCCAATCTGCATTTCCGGGGCGCGGTGTAAGTTTGTATTGTGGATATGAAAGAAGAATATTCGCTGATTTTGTTTTGATTGTCGAATAAACGAGGTTCACCTGATAAGGTTTTGCTCCCCTAATTGGTGTCACTGTTTGCTTTCCCTTGTAGTACTTTTCGAGAATGTCACAACTCCACATGGTTTCCCATGCTTCGTAGTATTTATTTGCTCGACTAATACTGTTCTTCCAAAATGTATTCATTACATTTCCAATTGCGTTTGTCGTGGATCTGGTTTACGATTCTCGATATAGTTTTCGATACATATTTCAATTGCTCTATCAAGAGTTACAGAGTAGGCTCTTACAATTTTGCCATTGCGAAGAAGCCCGCAGGAAAATCTTCCATCTGGTTCCACTGTCTGAATTGCAGAAAGTAGAGTGTCTGAAGCTAATAAATTGTTAAGTTTTTGAAGTATCATTGTTAGTTCCGTTCGTCCGATGCTGCTAAAACTTCCCCTACATGTTTTTTCGAGAGTCTATTATACCAAGCCATGGATTTTCTTGGGATATGGATGGGCTCAACCGATTTTCCTGATCCGTGAATTGCGAAATAGTACCGTTCTGTGTCATAAAAATGGTCTGTGATGGACTCTTCACGATCATCAGAATAGATTGCTTTTCCATTAATTGATGTAAGTAACTTCCTTCTTTGGGACTGTAACTCGGAAATCCCATGATAGATCCCGTTGGGATATTCTCTAGTTCTTTTGATAAGATAAAATCTCGGAGCATTTAGTTCCCCCGTAATCGGATGTCTGACATTTGGATTGAGAGAAAGACATTCGTTAATACGGTTCCGAGTAGCGAACTCATTATTGTCGGCCGGCGACCAAGGCAGCGGCGGCCCTTCAATTGATTTGGTAACATATTCATTTGCAACTGTCCAAAATCCACCCTCTTTTTGTGAGTGCTTATTAAAGATGTCTGGATCAGCATAATTCCCTGCATAAATTTCGTCGCCGCTTAAGTCATAGATATTTTGCCGATGTTTTGAAATAACCGTGTTTGGCATATAATACTCTCTATAAGCAATATGCCAGGAATTAAGGGCAGCGTACCAGCCGCAAGCAGTCGGGGATGTTTCACCGTGATCCAATACGCGATACTTATTTCCACGTCGATCAATATCCTTAAAAAGTTGAACGCAATCTTTAGGGTCAAGAATTGAGGATGGATGTACGTAATGTATTTGTGCTTCACTGATTCCCCATTCGCCCTTAAAGTATTTCCTAACCCAACTTTCGTCACGGCCCTTCATTCGGGCCATTGTTTCAGGATCACCTAATGCTTCATCAGTAGGCGCCTGAAGCATGACATGCCCAGGTTGTAAATTGACAGATTCTGGATGATAATTTTGATAAATAAAGTGAAACTGAGAATCAGGATTACAGGCCAAGAACATATAATTTGGAACACGCGGGATGCCCCAGTCATTCTTTGGCCATTCTGGAAATTTCTCAAGATATTCACTCGGTACTTCCGCTTTGTCCCATCGTCCAATTCTAGCATCAAGGACAATGTAAATTGCTTCCATCATCTCTTCAGCCTGGTCTATAAACGCAGAGTTAATTTCAAGGCCGCGCAGAGATTGTTCATCAAATGCATCTAAATGCATCAGATAAAAAACTGAATTGTTTTTAAGAACGATAACGCCAGACTGTGTATCAAATGTCCGAATGGCGTCTTTAGGTAATACTTTAAGAAGTGTTTGAAGCGTGGTAGCTTTTAAATCTTTGAAAGTTTGACGAGCAATAACTGATCTATAGTTTGAAAATGTGAGGGCGAGTGTAACAGCTTTTTGGCATAAAACATATGATTTACCGTTATTAAACCCGCCCGATGCACATTGATTTCGCTCTTTCAACCAAAAGCAATTCTCTTGGAATTCATTGCGAAATCGTATGTCAAGATTCATTACTTTGCGTCAAGAATAATCTTTACAGCCTTCTCAGCCGCGCCAGGAAATTCATTCTCTGGCATCCGAATGAAGTACGAGGCTAATATTCCAGCATTAAAGATCTTTCCATCTTTTTGAATTCCGTAAGCCTTTTCAGGCACGGTACGAACTCCACCCTCAAAGTTTGGATTGATCTCAATTACCTTTCCGCCGAACCGTTTTGCAAGCGCGTTGGCCGTCTCTTCAGTAGCAAAATGCCCCATGAAGTTTTCTTGCGTACCATTTCCAATTTCCTGATTCACTTCTCCCATGTTACCAGAAATGACCCGCGCCGTAATAAAAGTTGGGACAAATGGTTCTGGTTCCGGTTTACACCCTTCCGCAAGTAGAACTGCAAGCCAACCATCGTAATTCCAATCAGCCATTACTGACGGATTGAGAATCCTGTCACCCCAAGGAGTGTTTTTAAAAACTAATCTTTTTCGTTCTTGCATTACCAACTCCTTTCAGTAGCATACTGACCTGCGGTTTTATTTTCAGAAGACTCTCTAAACTTTCGGAGAACTTCGTCTTGAACAATTGCTGAAAAAATTTGTTGAAATCGAGCAACAGTTGCTTCAAGTTGTTTAATCCGAAAGTTCAGATGTTCAACTCTTTCATGCATATGGTTATACTTGCGGTTGAATTCAGCTTCGAGTGAGGCATACATCTTTACTTCTTGTTCTGATGCAGGAACGGAACGTCCACCCTGCTCAATTTTCATATCATCGTTATCCACTGTAAACACTCCTTTATTATTTCACTACTCGTCGTAAGTTCCCATAGGGGCATTAGGTTCTCGATATTTCCCTGCAATAAACAACTCTTCTTGATAGTCAAGATCAACTATCATTGGGCGCACAAAAATGTAGCGATACTTCATAACTTCGCAATGTTTTCGTGCTCGCATTGTTGCATCTTGCAGGTTCCCATCAAAAATGAAAGACTTTGTAGCAACTGGAATGGTTCCAAATCGATACCATAAAGTCCAGAATCGTGCTTCTTTTCCTTTTAACGGTGTGTCAAGTGGGTCTTTCGTATCAGTCATTATGATAAAACCTCTTGTGATTTAGTTTCAATTACTCTTGGAACCAGGATCGACGCAATCCCATGAATACTTCGACCATCTGGGGACGCACCAGACTGAATCGTAATATTGATGATTGGTTGTGTGGATTGTTCTGGTTCCAAAACTTTGTGTAGCTTTAAAGCCCCTTCAGTTGCACGAATTCGAATTGCATCATCGCCATTCAATGCAAGATTCGCTAAGTTTTGTATTGTTTCTTCTAAACTTAAACCGTTTTGAGATAAAATCTTTTTAAGATCATTGGACTCTTCTCTCTTAAGGCCAGAGTCATTTAAGATCTCGTCAATTGCACCATCGTTGATAATTGGAGTTAGTTTCATTTTGTTATTTTAAGGGTGGCCCACCGCTCAGTGAAACCACCCTAGAGTGAACTCTCAGTCAATCCCTGCTGATTTTTTCTAAGCGGTACCTTTTCCTTTTTATATTTCGATATTAAGTTTCAAAGGGAACTGGAATCGATGGAACCAATTCCCTTTGCCCCGTAATTAGTAATGGGTCCATGCAAATCGTTTCGATTAGACTCCAGGAGTCGGAGGCTGCGGAGGAGGAGTAGTTCCAACCGCACGCAACTGATCCAAACTTGTATTCAATGCGGCCATGAATTCGGGATCGTCTTTGTCACCACCCTGAGCAACAAGATTCGCAATAAAATCCGCAATGCGAGTTGTCTGCTCGTCCAAATCTTTCACAAACTTCTTTTCAGCGTCAGAAAACATTTTCCTTATCTCCTCTTGAAATAAAATCTGTCGAGCGGCTAAAGTCTCTAACCGTTCAACTACTTCAACGCGCATGTAGTTATACCGCTCGTCGAACTTGTTAATTACGACAAGAAGAAATTCGAGAAGATCTTTAACTTGTTTTTCATTCATTACTCGTCTCTCCCTATCGTATGAATTTGATCGCCGGACTTCCTTATGTCACGCACGAAATTATCCGGCCGCTCAATAGAATTCTGAGAACTTGGATTGTTACCGTTATATCGGCTAATGAAGAAACGAAGTGGGGACTCCTCAACTCGGCGCCGCGCCAAATCTTCATCGTGCTGTCTTGGTTGTTTGGACATTAATGTCTTCCTACCCAAACATTACTAAGAAAACCTAAAAGATTCAAGAGCCAGAGGCAAACAACGACAATTACAAATACGTTAAGTATTGTCTTAATAGGCTCAGCCATCGGAATAAAACGATTAATAAGATATAGACCAACGCCAATAATAATCAAGATAACAATAACATTAAGTAATGGCATTATCTTCTCCTAGTCTTGTTTTTTCTTTTGATCTGCTACGCCAGCAAGATGCCCCATTGCTTCCCGAGCATCTCCACTAACTTCAATGAACTGATCTAACTTTCCATTAACTGCTTTGTGATATTGTTTAATATCGTAAAGAATCTTTAAGATTCCTCCGAGTGCAATTAATGTCGGCGCCGCAGAAACGATTAATGCAATTTTAACAACATCTGACATAATTCTCGCTAATGGTCCAGGGTATCATTTTTAGCCGCCGCCGTCGAGGGGTCTAACAGACTGAAACCACGAGCCTGTAACACTTCCTTTCGACGAGCGCGCCAATCTTGAACTCTAATTTTAGTTGCTAATCTATTTAATTCACGTTCGTTCTGTCGCTTCTCGAAGTTGTTCAACAGGACTTTCTGTAATTTCTCTTGAATTTCCTCGCGCATTCATAGCCCCCAATACTTCGTTTTCCTGATCCTCAATTAAGCCTAACAAAAGGAAATCGTAAAGAATACGATCCGTGATACGACCTTTGATTGATTCTTCCGAGTGAGAGGTTCCCGTCTTGCAATAATTATCGATTGCCCGGCCATGCTTTTTGCTATATACAAGTAGAACTGCTTCTGGAGCAATACCAATTTCTTTCGCGATATCTTTGAAGTTTGCAAGACGATCTGTGTCTGAGTTCGCATACTCCTTGCCTTTCGTCTTTCGCATCTCTACCATTTTCTGATAGTAGCGATCCATTAATGAATCAAATTCTGGGAAAGTCATTTCACTCCTTGTAACTGTCATTGTTTCCACCCCATTCGTTCAGTCACGGGGTTAATCATTTTGAATCCACTTCGCGGCCACCCATTGAAGTCATCTGCATTCTTTCTTCATAGGATTTTGAATCTGCACCAGCAATAATCCAACGTCTAACGGCGTTGATTTCTTTCCAGTCCAAAGGATACATTGGTGGCATTTGTGTTTTCCCCATTCCAGTCATAGCCTGCATGATCCATGATTTCTCTGGATTGTATGCAGAGACAAACAAACTCACAGTTAAGAAATTCTCCAACCTAATTCCATTCGGCGGCCTTTCCCCGCTATGACAACGTGTGCAGCGCCGCTCAATTACCTGCCGGGCCGACGGTTGTAAGAGAGGATTCTCCACCTGTTGTGCAATTAAAGGATATAAAAATACCCATCCAATAATTCCACCAATAAGCCCTGTCCAAAATTCTTTAGTTTTCATCTTTTATTCTCCCTATAGAACCCGTAAGGATCTTTCATCCCGTCGCGAAAAAATTTTGTACGCAAAACTAATTTGCGCCCTTCCAACTCTTTTCTCTCAAGCCACGCCTGAAAAAATTCCCTAACGTCATTGTCACGCAGTGTAAAGTAGTTGATATAAATACCATCAATTAAAATCTCAGGAAAAATTTCTTCATAACAATTCTTTGTCTCTTCGTCAGAAAAAATTTTTTCAGTTAGTTTTAATTTGCGCGTAGCGAGTTGTAATTTCGAAAGTTCCATATAACTCCTTGCGTGTTCGTGTTCGTGTGAGGTAGGCCGGAAATCGTCTGGATAGAATCCTCGTGATTGGGGGAGTACCCGTACCCTTCAAAGTACTATTACAGGCATATTACTATGTACTACGTACTAAGATTACTATACTTACTAGAACTAATGTACTAAGTAACAAATGGTACTTGTATTGATTGTACTTGTATGTTAATGTCATACTACTATGATAACAGTATATAAAGTGGTAAACAGATTTGGCATAACCATTAAGGTATGCCGTACTCGTAAACAGGCTGAGAAGCAACTTTCGCCCGGCGACTGGATTCAGGTCGCCCAATACTTCGGGCAGAGGAGATACTAACTATGATGAACAGTGTTGTTAGGACTAACATGGTTACACTCAATTTGTACTTTGACGATGAATACTGGGAGGCGTTTGGATCTCGGGCATTTGAGACCCCAGCGTATCGATATCAAATGATCCCAATCGGCTACTTAAAAGAGATGCCTCCCTATTGGAAATGGTAAACGTCTCAAGGCCATGTCCATACGAATGGCCTTTTAATTGCTATGGATTGTAAGCGCTTACATTTTGTATCCTTATATAAGGGAGATCGTACAGACTCTCCCTTGAAGGATACTACAAACTACACAGCATCGGAGGCCGCGTCATCGTCTTCATCGTCCTCGTTCGCAGTAGCCGCCGCAATCGATTTGATAAGTGTGAGAATCGCTTCCTGGGACCGAATGAAAGCGTAAATCTTCTGCGCCTGTTCCTTTTTCGCTTCTTTGGAATCGTTCTTAGCCGGGTACAAAGGTTGAAACTGTTTTACGAATCCGCCGACCACCTTGGGAGAAACGAGAGAATCAGTGCGGAGAGACTGTTTAGCTTCACTCAGTGCAAGCCGTGCGAGCCCGGTGTTGATAACGTCAATCAGCTTGCCTTGGTCATTGCCAACAAATTCGAGAGCCTTTTCCATCGAATCAACGGGAGTAAATTCATACTCCTTTTCGACGGTCCGGCGTTCAAACTTATCAAGGTCAAATAAATTCGATTTTGCAACCTTTTTCTGGACGTTCGAAATGTTTTCTGTATTGCCGTTTGTTGGAGACATTGTTATTATCCTTTGTCGTTTTTTAGTGGTTGTAGCCACCCTTAGAGTATAGGGGTAATTGAGGTCGATTGCAAGGATTATTTTCACTTCATTTGAAAGTCTAAATCGCGTCTTTTGAGGTGCTTGCGGATCACCCGTTCCTGTAGTGCCGCTGTAGTGCCACTGGGGTATCGCTAGGGTAGCGCTGGAGTGCCAAGGCAAAACGGGCAAGTGCCCTATTGCGTTCGAGTTAGGAGGAAAAAACTCCGTAGTGTCCCTGTCACTCCCCCCCCCCTTCATGCGTACAGTGGGCGATGTTGTTGATTCTTATATTTTTTTTTATTATGAATAGAACTACAACATACAATCATCTTACTTTTAAGGGTATTTCATAACCTCCTTATTTCTCATACGTTTACAGAATATATGAATACAGGGGGTAGGGACACACAGGGACAGTGTACGGCAAATAACCCGTAAGTGACTGAGCCACTAGGCACTATACCCCTTGACGTGGCACTACAGAGGCACTACACTAGTACTCCAGAGGCACCACAGAGGCACTAACTCGCCGGGCCTCCCCCACGAAAACGCGAAAAACGTAATTTGACTTTTCAAATGGTTTGAAACACAAATAGAGCGAAACGAAAGATGACTACCCCCCTAATATTGAACGACACCAGCGAAGCGCTAAATACAAAACAGGATAACCAAATGCCAGAAGAGACAGATGCACAGCACCTATTAACGATCTTAGCAAAGATGCAAGCTGAGATTAATGAATTAACAGAGGATAAAGGCAATCTCGAACACGAAAACAAGATACTCACCGGCGCGCTAAATTGCCATCGGTTAATGATGTTTCCGCGTGGGAATGGAGCGGACTACCTTACAAATTGTAGCAGGGTAGACATATCTATCGTTGATATGATCGCAGAAGACCCAACGTTAGAGACATTATCCCAATTCCATAAGATGCATCTATGGTATACTTCACGCGCGGCCGAATTAATCGACAAGCACAAATCAGACAAAATCGTTAAGATAGCCCGCGCAGAAAAACACGCCTCCGCAATGAAGGAGGTAGACGCCATAAGGCGAGAACCAAAAACCAAAACGGCCAAGTTAAAGCTGAGTCAACTTGATAAGGCGCTAATGGGTTTACGTAAGACATTTTCAATGTTAGATGATAAATCGTTTATCGCAATGGTCAAGGTGACACCGGCGTACAGCACAATCACAGAGGAAGATATACAGACTTCGATTGACAAGACAAAGGATAAGAAATGAAATACATTATTTGGTGCATTAGATGCTGGTATCGTGCAAGATATACCCCTTGGTAAGCGCAACGTGTCATAAACAATTCCAAATACAAGGAGTCAATGAAATGACAAATCGATGGTTTACAAACAACGGTAGAGCAAAACGAATTGCAAAGGAATTTGAACAGTTTAGAGTGTTCGCGACGTGCAATAAATCGCTTCTAGTCCCCGAATTAAGACTATTAGAATTAATTAAGAATGTTCGAAACAGTTGGCCGCAACTAGGATTAGCGGAGGCTACAAACCTTACAGTGTACATTGTTGGCATATACGACAATGATAAAGTAAGTATGTTGTTCAGAGAGGAACGATATCTGTTAGGTGCATTAGTAGCGAAGGAAATACGGGAGACCGTAGCCTTATGCAACTAAAACAAAACTGTAGCGTGTGCCAAAAGCGCTATGATAAACAAGTCAATACAATCAAACAAGACACCTCAATACCGTCCGAGGTATTAGACATTACAATCAACGCCATCCCGCGCCCAAAATCGGTAACCGTGGAAAAGGAATTCCACCTAGGCAATACGATCCTAGTTACATATTCGTGCAAACATACTGTAACCGTGCCCAAAGTTGAGTACGAAGCACAAGGAGCGTACAAATCCCTAATCCATGGATATGAATCATACGACTACCAGACTGAAGGAGTCAAATTCGGATTAGACACAGGATTGAATTTTCTATGCGCCGATGAGCAAGGATTAGGCAAAACGCCACAATCGTTATTAGTTCTACGTGAGGCGCAGCGTAACGGGATCAAAATTTCACCTTGCGTAATAACTGGCAAGGCATCCACAATCTATCAGTGGATAAGAATGATTAAGGAATGGTTTGCGGATACTCCATTATCAGTATGTCCGGTAGTGTCGAGCAAGAATGTAATATTCCCAGGATTTGACATTTACATATGTTCGATGGACCTGCTACCGGACGTAGTTGATAAGCTCATTGCCATAAACCCGGTATCAGTCATTGGCGACGAAGTACAATCATTCAAGAATCGAGAATCAAAACGATCGAAAGCACTAGTCAAGTTATGTCAACATGGCAGTGTAAAGCACAAGATCTTTTTATCTGGGACGCCGATCAAAAACCGCGCGGGAGAGTATTTTACCGCACTCAATCTATTAGCGCCGGGTCATTTCCCATCGTGGCGTCAATTTTGTTCCCGGTGGTTAGAGCCTAATGATAAAGGCATTCCAACCAGAATAAGGCCCTATGCATTGGCTGATTTTCGTAAGTTAACATCGCGATGGATTATCCGACGTGAAGTAAAAGACGTACAGAAGGATTTACCACCGCTAAGAAGAGTAACGCGGGGAATTGAGATTGTAGATCCGGTTATCAAGAAATCGTATAACTCGCAATTGGATCTATTTGACAATTTCCTAAACCATGCAGGTAAGATTAATGCAATTGAGCTATTAGGATGGTTAGCCAAATTACGACGGTTAACGGCGAGTGCAAAAGTGCCTTTCATTGTTGAAGACGCGAAAGAGTTTCTTGAGAACACAGAAGACCGTAAACTGGCAATTGGCATTCACCACAAATCAGTGCGTGATGACTTAAAGTTTCAATTAGATGAATACAAACCATTATCCCTAAGCGGTGAAGATAGCGCACAGTCAAAGGATTGGATTGTACAGAAATTCAAACAACCTGATTATCGACTACTCATCATTAATGAATTGTCCGGCGGTACTGGTTTAGACGGCCTACAATGTTGTTCTGATGTATACGCAATGGAACGCCAATGGAATGCATCAGACGAGGACCAATTCGAATCACGATTCTGTCGGACGGGGCAAACTAAACCAGTACTCGTAACATATCCAATGGCTCATGGTACAATCGATGAGTACTTTGAGGAAATGGTTGAGGACAAACGAAAGATTTGTAAAGATGCATACGGTAATGAAGGCAATTGGTCATTTTCAGACGATGAAAACAGTTTACGTAGTTTATCCGAAAGAGTAATTGCAGGGAGGCTATAAGCCTGAGCAATGAATGAGTGGAATTAAACAATCGAGGACAAAACATGACAATCAACCGTAATGGAATTAACTGCCCTGGATTTGAAGCGGCGCTCCAATTTGTGACTGCCCAATATCCATGGATGCTGGTCGATTTGGATTCAATTTCATTATTGCCGCAACAAGAAATGCTCGGCGCATTCGGATTGTATCATCCAGTATTTAGGACGGTACGAATTAGTACGGCGCACGATACGGTTTTAGACTTCATTGATACTCTAGTCCATGAATTGATACATCACATTCAATACACTACAAATGCATTACACGGACATGAAGAGTTAGAGCGGGAAGCAAACAATTACGCTTACTTAGCAGTTAAAGAATATAAAACAATTAAGGGGATACCGTTATGGAAATGACAGGAAAAGTTACAATCGAATTTGAATTACCAAAAGATTCTTCTGCCAAAAGCACTGGATTATTACTTGAAGGCGTTATGGAAGCAGCAAACGCTCAAGTAAGGCAACATGGCGGAAAACGTATACATTTCATTCTTGCTGTTGAAAACCGATCCTTTATTATCTATGGTGAATATATCGAAGGAAGGGAGTTCAAGACATGGAAATGAAATGCTGGTACGTATTAATGGGTGACGGAACGTATTATACAATTTCTGGACACCATAATTACGAAACAGCAAAAGCAATTGCTGAATCTAATTGTCCAGATTATAAGTCATTGGCTAATTTTCTTTGCATTCCACTTGAATGGATTGGGGAGTTAGGAGTTTAGTTTATGGTAAACAAATTCACACATGAAGCAATAGATAAGTCAGTGGAAGAATTAAAAGAGGCAATAGCAGGATCACAACCACCTTATCTTCATGTAATGAATTTCGCCCACGTAACACAATGTCCAGAACTACAACAATTTTTGATTGATGCAACACAAACACAGTGTCCGCACTTCATTCATGGCGTAGTTTTAGGTTTGATGATAGTCAAGAATCAAGAAGAGTACAATACAACACAGGAGTTAGAGAAAATGTTCAAATTGGAGAAACGAAATGAAAACATTTGAAGAGGTAATGACTGAATTAGGGGCAAAAAGTAAAGAAGATCTAACATTAGAAGGAACATTAGCAATAAATGTTAAAGAGCTTCTAAAACAACTTGATGAAAATCCAGTGGCAAAACAACAGCTTGAAAGACTTGTTAGTTGGGCAATGGTATTAACATTAGTTGGAGAAGATCCAATTAAAATATTACGTACAATCATTCGCTGCTCTATAGTTCAAGGATACGAAATTGCAAAACGAATGTATTCACCGGAGCTACCGAAATGACCCGTTACCCATACTATTTCAAGACTGGAATAATTCACGACGTTGTTAAAATATGGATTCATGGGCGTGGCTACGGAATGTCACGTCGGCGGGTGGCCAAAATGATACTGCGTAAGTTAATTATGCAGTGGACAGGATGGGGACCATTATGAAATGCGAAGAGTGTGATAAACCTGCATTAATGAAATATGTTTGTGACATATGTTTTTCAGTAATGTGTTCTGCTGAATGCAAAGCAAAACATATGTCAGGCATGAGTAAGCCAGGGCCATTAGGAATGATGTATGGATTAGGAGAGAAACAATATGGGAATCTCACAAGAGAAACAAAAAGCGCAACAGAGATTAAAGGAGAGACTGAGGGAATCAAAATTCCCAAGTCGGATGGCGATGCTAGCTCATAAAGCAATAATTGAAAACAAGCCATTAGAGGAATTGATTGCGGCGGACAAAAAACGCATGATACGAAAACATTACAGCGCACTACAATGTGAGGACTGCGGCGCGACAATTTCGGCCAATAAAACACATTGCTTACGCTGCTACAATAAGCGTAACAATTTAGTTCAGCCATTCACAATGGGGGATATCAAGTGATGTTTCATATTGGTATTCGTCAAGGGCACGAAATACATATTTGTGTTTATGATTTGTTAGGTGAGATAGTACATCAAGCAATTTATAAATATGCCAGTCAGACCTCATACTTTGAATACGAAGGACAGAATTACGTTCTTGTAGTTAACAAGTATGCAGTAGTCTGCAAAATGGAAAATGTGTCCGAATTTTTGGAGGTTCCACAATTATGAAACACCTACAAATTGAATTTGAAAGATCAGTGTCAGAATTCCGTAAACGTGGAGCGACAGATAAAGAATTAGAAGCTACAAGACTGACTTTCTTTGCTGGCGCAAATGCATTTTATATTTGCATCATGAATCTCTTTGATGAGGATAGAGAGCCTACAGCAAAAGATTTACAAGTAATGTTAGACATTCACAATGAATTAGAAGAACACAAACGAAAATACAATGTAAGGACGTTATGAGCATAATCTCACTTGAAGATTACATGAACATTCATGGATCTGTTATTATTGGCTCGTATATTCCAAGAGAAATTGGAGAAATAATGTTAAAGTTATCAAATGGAAAGTGGAGATTAGTAGAAACAAGATTCATGATTATGAGAGAGGCAACAAGAGAAGAGTATTTAGCACAAGACAGAACATTTAAATCAAGTAAATGGAAATACTATTATGAAGTGAGGACGGATTAATGCCCGGTAAATTCACATTAAGACTTGACAGCTCACAAATGGTCCTAGCACTAAAATGCCCCACGGCGCACGATTTTGCGTATGTCCAAAATCTGTCGCGTAAAAGGGAAGATAAAGTAGCAATGGATCGCGGTACGGTAATGCATGGTTTACTCGAAAGATACTATCATGGTATTTGGGGTAAACTCGGACCATCAGAAGCAATGAATTTTGCAGTGAATGGGTTGAATGAATTAAAGAAGCAAGTACACTTACAAGACGACGACTACAAATTACTCGGAATGCGCTTCATGGAATACTGCATGAAGTATCGGAACGACAAGATTGAGATTGCTACAATCGATACACCACAAGGAAAGAAGCCGGCATTAGAAGTTGGATTTTCAGTTGTTCTTGTCGATAACGATATGTTCTACTTTGTACTTGAAGGACGTATCGACATGATAACTGTAATGAGTGGACATAATGTAGTTTGGGACCACAAAGCACAGGGCCGGAGCTATTTTTTGTTCGGGCACAGTGTTCAGTGTCTCAACTATACTTTGGTGAGCAACACGAATATGTTCATGCATAATTACGTGAGACTACATCAGAAGGTCCAACCAAATACATTCGATCGTAAGTTGAACTACATGGAGCGTTGGCTTCAGATACGATGGAAGAAAAAGGTAATTGACTACTTCTATAAGATTGCATCGAGTCGAATGGAAGGGAGATTTGTTGACAAGGACTTTCCTCAGCCCGCGTGTGCAGATATTGGTTATGGAAAGAAGTGTCCCTTCACCGATGTTTGCTCTGAATTTGATATTGGTCGAAGGAATGCAATAATTGGTTTAAACTACATGCCAAGAAAAGCATGGGAGCCGTGGTCTTTTGATGAGATCGGATTGGAGATTGAATGAAACCTCAAATTCTGAAAAGTAGACGTTCAAGTCGCTATTGGATAGTATTCTACAGTTGTGCTGCATACCAAAGATACGGAATGGTATGTCGAATTCAACTTGGTTCGTGGCAACAAGCAATTTGGTATCTTGAACAACAATACAAAGCAGGGAGGGTTATTCGGAATGACACCAAAACTAAGATTGTGGTTGAATAATGCAATTCGTTACGGAGGCTCATTTGTATGCAATTTCGCAACGGCCTGTTTTTGTGCAGATCAGAAGAACTTTGAGATTCTTTTGCCTGTGCTAAAAGTAATATCAGAAAAGTATCCAATATACTTTACGGATGATACCAATGCAAGGTGAAACAAAAGAGGCACGGCTCTTTAGATTACATATAGTCTCTATAGCAAAGAACCTAAAAAAGAACGATCCATCTCTTTCACAACGAGAAGCACATAAACGAGCAAGAAAATTAGCAAAGATGGATTGGAAACAAACAAAACAAATTATTTTGGGAGATTGAATAATGGAAAATGAAACATACACATATTTAGTCCTTGATGACGGAGTTGATGGTTTCATTCAATGCAATGGTAAGAATGTAATTCATTCAACTTTCCGCCATGCGACGACATGGTTTGATGATGAAGGTAGTTTATTTGAGATTGAAAAGGTAAAAAAGTACGCGCCACATGCAAAGTTAATGCGTGTAACGGCGACGGTAGAACCAGTATGACACATCCTTGGTTTGAAGAGATTGTTTCAGGCTGGATGTTAATCGATGGCATGGAAGATATAACTATGCGTATCGAAAGTGTTGGGTTTATGATGAGGAAGTTTAACATAACTTTAAGTGATTTAGATGAGCAAGAGAGAAAGACATTAGAAATGATGATTGAATCTCAAATTGCTCGTGGAATTGCAAGAGGAGATTTTGCACCATACCTATAAGGAATAACACAATGCCAGCAATAAAGCACATACACACTTTTGAAAGGTTTCGTAAAAATCCGGAAAGCAAACACTACGGCGGAACCTATAAATGCGTTCATCCCGGCTGTTCGTCATTCTATAAGCATGACATGTTAGCCGGAAAGAAGGCAAAATGTAAGTGTGGACAGGAGTTTACAATTAATCCTAAAATTCACTTTCATTTAAAAAACATGGTTTGTGCGAATTGTTCTGGTGACAAGCGACAAAAACGAATAGCAGCGGCGGAGGAATTTGCGGAGGCCATAATCAATGCTCCGTCATTAACAACCATCACAGCAGATACATTGCCTGCGCCTGAAATGGAAATTGTTTTAGAAGAGCCGAAACCAGAACCAATGCCAGAACAACCTGATTTGTTTGAAGAAGAAGAACAAGAAAATCTATTTGAGGTGGAGAGGACATAATGGTAAAATTCATTGCAGATCAACGACAAGACCAACCAAATGAAGCACCATTGCTGCTTGGATTAGGAATTTCAAGAGGGAATGTTTCTCGTCTTGAAAAAGGAAATCCAATTCTAATTCGAGGTATTGAAATGGGGTTAGATATTGACATCCTAATCTTCTTTAAAGAAACAGACGCAGAATTGGCAAGCGCAGTTGAACCGATGATTACAGATAAAACAGAATTACACACATTCACAGAAGGAAGGTCATAACCAATGCCAGCAATGGATCAAGTAACACCAGATTCAAAGTTTTTTGGACTCTTTATTGGGAGATCTTCAGGTGGAAAGTCAGTAGCAGCGGCGTCGTTCCCAAAACCGTTAAAGAATTATGATGCTGACTTAAGGAAAGGATTTCTTGGGGCCAAATTCCTGGAGAAAAAAGGAAACGATTGGAAACCTTGGCCGCCGAGACAAACAACAATCGAAATGATTGAAAAGGAGATGACTTCACTTGAAAACCTCTACTTTGTTGCAAAACAAAGACCGTATGAGACAATTGAATTATCGTCTATTGGATCTTTACTTCGAATTGCAATTAATGATGGCCGAAGACTTATTAGCGCCGGGCGTGAAAAAGGCGGCGTGCAACTTACGGGACCGGGAGATTACAATTTTGCGTACCAAGCTATCTACAACTTATTTGACTTCCTAAAAATGTTACCGTGCCACGTAATCATTGAAGCGCAGGTACAAGACAAGTGGGGAAAAGATGACAAAAAAGACAGAGCAGGAAATCTCCTTGAATACCAAGAGAATATTGTTGTCGGAGAAATGCTTGCGGGAGTACCACCTAATCTTGGGGAGTCGGTTCTTGGAATGTTTGATGAAGTCTATCGCTTCTCCAAGAATGATGATGGAACAAAACATTACGTTGAATTTCACGGCAACATCGCAAGATCAGTCTATGATTTACCACGAAACAAAGTGGATATCACAAACAAGGAGTTCTATCCCGTATGGAAAGATCTAGTTGCAAAAGCAATTTTGAAGCCTGCGATTTAATTAATTTGGGAATTATTCTCTGGTGGATCGTAGAGAGATTTCTATGAAATACACAATTTGGATTTGGGCAGAAGATATCGTCCATGCGATGTTCAATGCTGTGCATTACGAACACTTTGATTCATGGGAGGAGGCAAACAGATTACGCCAAATAAAGCCGGGCTTATCAATTTACAAAATCATAGTTGAGAGGGATGACAATGAAAAACGACTATAACACAAACGAGCTGTTACAATTCATGATTCCGGGACTGGAAATGGGAATTCGTACATTACAAGACCAGATCGCGGCGATCAAATCGATTGTTGCAGGGAATGTAAAGGAGCTTCCAATTAAAGCTACTGGTAAATGTACGTTATGTCCAAAGTCATTTAAGAATGAAATGGGGCTACGAGTACATGTACGTAGAATGCATCCTGCAACTGGGGCACATGAACGTAGAATGAGATTGGTGACAAAGAAAAGAGCATGACCATCGAAGAAATTATCCATTGCAAAGACTGTATCTTTTTTGAACAAATGGATACTCGTAAGGATTTAGGATTTTGTCACAGTCAATCGCCGGTGATTTTGCTGGGTGTAGGAAATAAGACTGGGCATTTTCCAATCGTCGCACAGAATTGTTATTGTGGAGATGCTGTTAGACGAGAACAATGACTTATCGTGGAGTTTCCCTAAATAATGACGTTTAATAAGGGAATCAAAAATTCAGATTGTTTTCTGAGCAAGATCCGTTATGAGCGGTGGCTTGACATATCTGGTGTCCTAACTTGTACGGGATTAGAACAAGACTCCACGTAATAATCTCCTCCAAAAAGGAGAAACAAAGCACACCACTGAGTGCTATAAAATAAAGTGGATAAAGGAAACAAAAACGATGAAAATTAGTATTCCGCAGGGTGATCTCCTCAAAAATCGTCCATTACCTCCTGAATGGTATAAGGCGGTGTTTAAAAAGATGGAGACAAGACCGTCAAAGGATCAAAAATCAACCAACTTTGTTGCAACATTTGAGTTGGAAGTTGATGGTCGTGAGATGGATGCTCAATGGAATTCAAAACTCATTGCGATGATGGAGCCTTTCATTGAAGTTATTACTGGAGTGAAAACTCCGGTAGATAGTGAAGGAAAGCCATTGTCCGATTTGAGTTTTGATCCCGACGAACATATTGGTAAGAAATGTCAAGTCAAACTCGATAATGATGCTTTCGAGGGTCGTTTGATAAGTAAGATCAAAGCATTTCTGCCTTACGATGCAACTACAGTAGTTCCGTACTAGCAATCGATGAACTCTCCTAGAGAATTTGAGCTATCGTTGACGATAAACGTATAAGCTGAGACTGTCTCTATAATGACGTAGTCTTATCTTGAATTCTCTAGGTTTCTACGAAATAATATGGACATTAAACTAAGAACAGCCGTGTCAAAAACATTTCAGCCATTCATAATTCTGGAATTAAAAGGACAAAAATCCATTTTAACTCCGGCGGAAGCAGTTCAGCATGCCCTCTCAATTATTGAAAATGCAGACATATCAATAGTCAACGCATTTCTTGCCGAATATATGACAATTAACCTTAACTTGCAACCGGATCATGTTAAGGGCGTACTTAATGACTTTAGACAATTTCGAGAGAGGAAAAAACGTGAAAAAATTGACGATGATTCTAGCATTGACATTATCGACGGGGCTAAATTCCCTGGCACAAACTAACCGCTACGCATTAGGATCTACAACAGAAGTAAATGACGGAAATGGAGTTCTGTACACCCCATTAGCCTGCCCCGTAGGCTCTACAGCGTATGTTGTTCAAAACAAGCCAGATATAGTTGGAGCACAATACGGCAACCTATGCTATACTACGAACCTACTCACGTTCACATTTTCTGTTATTCATGGAGTTTATTCTGTGAAGTTACATTTCATAGAACAGAACCAGGCGGTCAAAATTGGCACTAGGACATTCAATATTTGGATCAATGATGATCTAATGAAGTCAAACTTCGATGTCTTTAAGAAGTGTGGACTTTTAATTGGTTGCCAGATTGGATATCCTGTAATCGATAACAATGGAAAGATTGTTATTTCATTGCTGTGGACTAAGTATAATGCAGTTATTTCAGCGATTGAAATTGTTCCAATCATGCAAGACAATGTAGTATTTGGTTGTGCGATATCAGAGGCTTGTAAAGATCTATTGGAGGCCACGCCGCAGCCATGAAGAAATGTCTTTATTGCAAGTCTAACAATGAGCTATTAACACTCCGTTGCAGCTGTTGCGGCGCGCAAGAATTTGAACTTGTAGATTATTGGCCGCGCATGAATGCTGGTCAATGTATTACTATGCGTTCATATGCGGTTAGTACAACTACATTGGATCATCGTTGGCCAGAATTGAGTCATAAAGCAATCAAAAGGAAAATGTGAAAATCCTATTCCATTACAGAGAAGGTCAGGCGGAGTTACTTTTAATGCCTGAGACAAAAAGAGATGAAACTCATATTGAATTGCTGAAAGGTTGTGAGGACTTAGCAACAATTGGTCCATCAAAACCGGCAGGCATTTCAATTCTCTTCAAGGAGAAGAAATTAGAGGTATGATTCTAGGCCAAGGTCGTGATGGTGCAGAAATAATGGTTGTAGGGGATTATGGAATGCGGGAGGATTTAATCTCCGGCGTCGCCCTTTCAGGTTCACAAGAAAAGACTTTAGGTTCATTCTTTTCACACGCAAATTGGAATGTTCGAAATACGTATCGCACATTGTACATTAAGAACATTCTTGACTACGATGGGAAATCAAAGAAGCTAAAGCAAGCGGCGATTAAAAAAGCGTTCGATGATACTATTTTACAAGGAATAGATTATAATGCGATACTTAAGGAAGAAATTCTCTCTATTCGTCCAAACATTATCGTACCACTGGGCGATTTATCTCTCAAATTCCTCTCCGGCTACACTCCGATTTCTGCGTATAGGGGGTCAGTCCTACCTCTTAATCCATATCTCCAACAACAAATCCCCGAAAAGTTTGTACGAGTTATTGGAACCTTTTCCCCCAGAGCTACTTGGGAAAACTATACAAGTCGTGTTTATGTCCAACTCGATTATAATAAAATCGTCAACCTCAGAGAAGTTTGTGATCCTATCGAACCTCCTGGACAAATCTGGGTCTGCCGCACCGTTGACGCATTCAGAAACTACCTTGCCAGACATAGAGACATAATGTCGCGTCCTGAAAAGGACAGATTTATTACAATTGATATTGAAACGTACTTAGGTTACATTACAGCTATTGGATTTAGTTTCGACGGTAAAGAAGCCGTATCTATTCCAATGATGGAGGAAAAAGTTGACTTTGCAAATTCACTTTTGCTCTGGATTGAAATCGCTAAAATATTGGATTCTGGCATTCCTAAAGTTAATCAACATATTAGGTATGACTGGACTATATGCGATCGTTTTGGGTTTCGAATGCGTAACATTCGTGGCGATACTGTGCTTGGATTTCATCTATTGTATCCTGAACTTCCTAAGAACCTCGGTTTCCAAACATCTATATACACTAATCTCCCCTACTTCAAGGACGAATCCTCTAAAAAGGAAATTGCTTTCAACCCTAAGCTGTATACTCGCGATTCTCTCTATTTGTATAACGCTAAAGATGCTTTGGCAACTTGGCAAATTCATCGGGCGCAATTAGATGAGATGGAGGAATGCGGCGTCGATAAATTGTACCATGAAAAGATAGTTCCTCTCATTACAATTTACAAGAAAATAGATGACCGTGGATTATTAGTTGACCAGACAGTTAAAAGCCATCTATTAAGCAAATACCGTACTCTTCTCTTGTCTACTGCAATGCAAATGCAGCGGACGTTACAACCAATCGTTACATTTGATTCTCCAGAGGAATTAATTAAAGTAGTTAAATCACCTCAGAAGTTAGGACATCTCATTTACGACATTCTCAAATATCCACCGCGTTATCAAACTACAGAAGGAGGAAAGAAGTCGTATAAAACGGATAAAGACACCGTTGACGACTTAATGATTCTATATGGCGAAACAAATAAACTTGGAGGTGACGGAAGGCGAGTACTTAGCTATGCTATTACTATTAGAAAGATCATTAAAGTTATCGAGTACATCAAGTCACCACTTCATCCAGATGGCACTCTCAAAACGAATTACAATCTCGGTGGAACTGAAACAGGTAGATCCTCAGCGTCCAAAACGACAGATACGCTCATTGAATTTGATGTTAAAGGTAAATTAGTATGGCCAATGAAAAAATTAGGGAGATCGTTACAAACGATTACAAAACATGGATTCGATATCGACGGTGAATTATTTGAGTCAGTCGGAGATGAACGACTTGGTCAGGATCTTCGATCGATGTTTGTCCCACGTAAAGGATACGTGTTTGCGGAAGGAGATGGATCACAAGCAGAGGCAAGAGTTGTTGCAGTACTTGCAGAAGATTGGGAACTGCTTAAACAATTCGACATTAAACCAAAAGTCCATGCAAGAACCGCCGGGCTGATTTTTGACATGGACCCAAATCTAATTACCAAGGATAGTCCTGTGATCCCTGGAATTGGAATGGCGTACTATGACATGGGCAAACGAATTAGGCACGCCGGCAATTTAGGCATGGGTGCATTTCGTTTGGCTCAAATGACTCATGTGGATGTAAAACAATGTCAGTTCCTTTTGAATAAATTCCATGAGAGTTGCTCTAATGTTCGAGAAGTATTTCATAAAGAAGTAGAACAGAATGTCCGTAGAAAAGCATTTCTTCGCACACCTTGGGGTCGCCAGCGTCAATTTTTCGAGCGGGTGACTGAACATAACCTCAAAGAAGCATACGCATACATCCCACAATCAACTGTTTCAGACTTAATGAAATTCTCCTTAATTCCTTTGACTGAAAGTATGCCATGGGCTAATTGGGTTTATGAAGGCCACGATGCTTTAATGGCAGAAATTCCAATTGGAAGGGAAGAAGAGTTTGGAGAGATCTTCCGTAAAGAATGTGAAAGACCTATTAATTTTCTAGGTTGCTCATTATCACGCGACATAGAGCTTATAATCCCTAACGAAATAGCCATCGGGACTGAAAATTGGGGCCACATGGTTGAATTGAAGCAAGGGTATAAACACGCTGCATGAGTAGCTTCGTAAAGAATTTAGTAGAATTCACAAAAGAATCTGAGTCGCCAACTTCATTTTGGAAATGGAGTGGCTATGCGATTATTGCAGCGGCGTTGCGAGATAACGTATGGTGGTCACAAATGGGTGAAAAGATTTGCCCTAACATCTATGTTCTCCTTAACGCAGATTCAGCCACACATAGAAAAGGAAATGGGCCAAAGATGGCTGATAGACTATTACAACCCATCAAAGTCACAAAAGTGATCCGTGGCCGTGGATCTATTCAAGCAATTTTAGAAGAGTTAGCCAATGTAATGAATGACCAAACAGGGAAATCAGTTAGAGGAGGTTCATGTTTACTGGTTGCAGACGAGCTAAAGTCATTTTTCGTCGACGACGCCGCTTTAATCGGAATCATGACAGACGTTTATGAATATCGTGAGGTGTTTGACTATAAGCTGCGGGGTGCAGGTTTTAAGGTTAAGGGATTATGCATTTCGATGCTTGCAGCGTCCAATGACGAGTTCCTTAAAACGATTTTTACTGGGGAGGCTGTATTCGGTGGGTTGTTGGGTAGAACGTTTCTCATTAAACCAGATGAATATAGACCTGGGAATTCATTACTGGAAACTGAGGAAGAAGAAGCGGAAAGAGTTATACGATATGATATCGCACCGCTCACAGCGCAACTTAAGGAAATCTCTAAACTCAAAGGAAAGATAAGATTTGAAATGGCAGCAAAAGTGGCTTATGATGAATGGTATTTACCATTACGTAAGTCATACGAAAAGCGACCAGACAAAACAGGAGTCATTCAACGTCTCCATACCGGCGTGCTAAAAATTGCAGTCATCAAGGCAATTGACGAGACAAGAGAATTGATTGTAAAGAAAGAGCACATCATAGATGCAATTCACGAATGTATTGCCCTGATGCCTAATTATGATGGGTACTCAATGTCACCTGGCAAGACAAATGAGTCAGTGGTAGGTTCTCATTTGATGAATGAATTATGGCAGCACGGAGGTAAAATTACAAGAGCGGAGTTCCTTCAATTACACTGGGCGGATTGTACAAATCCAGAAATACTTGATAAGGTAATTCTCACATTTGAACAAGCTGGTTACATTGAGAATGGTTTCGACGGGACTCATAATTTGATCTGCATGACAAAGAAGTGCAAGGAAGTTTTTTCGAGGAAGATACAATGAACATCATATTTCAAAAGCCAAAATCAACGCCGGCACAGCAGGAATACATCGCGGCATTATTCATTGATATAGGAATAGAAACGCTGAAACAACGTCGTGACTATATGGAAAGGGTCTGTGGGCGACCAGTTAATTACAGTGATGAGTTGTTTTGCAACGAAGCAAATGAAGTAATAAATCAATTAAAGGAGCAAAAAGAAAATGCCACAGAATCTCGGAGATCTAAAAGGGAAGTGGAAGACTAAGTGTGGATTGGAAATTGAAGTACGTTGTCAGGACAATCAGAAAGAAATCTGGACAGCGCTCGCCAAAATTTACAGCGAGGACAACATTGAAATTATAATCCCAGTTTACCTCAATAATGAAGGTAATGAAGTAAGTAATTTCGATCAACTATCGTTGTTAGAGCGATTACCCGAAGGAAATTATCCACCTATTCGTTCTACTCGATAGGAACAGGTTCTCCATTGGAGTTAATTTTGACAGTCTGTGTTTTTCCATTTTCATACTTAATTACTGCTTCACTTCCGCGTAGTCCAGTAAGAATGACACGTCGAAGAAAAGTAGCCTCTTCAGAAGATGGAGCCACTCTTGTCAACCTTCCAGCGGCGCGTGCATATTTAGGGTTCAAAAGTATCTTACTTGCAAATGTTCTTCCCCCCAACATAAGTGTTCCGCCGGCCAAAGCATAATTAGAGATATTTGAATCTCCGCCAGTTGCAATGTTTCCTGCGCCACCAGCTAACGCCATTGCAACTCCTGCTTTACGCCAAATTAATCCGGCTTGATTTCCAGCATCCGTACTATACTGTTGAACACGTCGCTGTGATCTAAAGAAATCTGTCAAATCACTATGGTCATGTGCTGAAAATACTTCCCGGTAAGAAGGCGAATCTAGTTGATTTAAAATTTCATTAGGATTACTTCCAGCTTTTGCATCTAAGGCGGCAAAGAAATGCCCTTTAGCCATTCGTTGTTCGTCAGGACCTAATGCACGAATAATTTCTCGTGCTCGATCAGGATTTTCCATTGCACTTCTATAGACCTGGGAAGGATCAACTCGATCATATTGTCCTTCAATAATAGATCGCATTACTTTAGGGTTAAATATTTTCTCTGATTCAGAATGTAATGCATCTGCTATTTTAAGCTCTTTTATTGAGCCGGGATTAGCCCATTTGGTTGTAATTGATGTATCAATATCAGTACCAAGTGCATTTCGTAATGCCTTCAAAGAACCTTGGCTTTTATCTAGTTTTGATTCATAGCGAATTGCATCATTAATATCTGTACGCAATTGCTTAACTGCTTTCCAAGGCATTACTTGACTTCCATCTTCGACTGTACCCGCCTGTAGATTATCAAGTGTAGTTTTTAACTTAGACAACCTAGCATACGCTTTAGCATCAGCAGGAAGTTTAGACAAATTAGCAACTACTACATCTAATTCGGGCTTTAGTCTAGTAATCAATTTATTAGTGGCGTCATTGGTGTAGATAGGCTGTGCAATTTTTGTCTCTCCCATCACTGCGGGGATGATTTTTGTGCCTTCCTTACCTGTATTTGGGTCAATAATCCCAGTCCCAACTGTTCTTTCCGGCTCAAGTACTTTAGGTATTGAAACAACTTCGCTTGAAGATGCATTATCAAAGGCATCATAAGCCCTACCAACACTCTTTTTTGCAGCAGCTTGTCTTTGTAAAATTTTAGTCTGTGACATATCCCCAAGATCAGAATATGGTTTTGACCCAGGCCCTGCCGGAACTCCAAAACGAGTGTTGAACTGTGCTACTTTTTCATCAATAAATTGATTTTGGGCATTCTTTAGCGCAACTCGTTGTCCTTTTGGTGCAGTTGCTCCTTCGATCCAATTAAGCGTGCTATTTCCAGTTTTCTGACCAACTGTATGCGGCATACCGCTTTTTTCAAGCGCGGCAGCATCTAAAGCATCTCCTTCAATTGGAAGATTGCCAAGGATACGCTCAAGCGAAGAATGATTTTTAATTGATGCCTTTAATTCAGCACCAATATTTCCCATCCATTTTGCACCTTTAGAGAATCCACCCTGCATTAGTGATTCTGAAATAATACTTCCAATAGCTCCTTTAAGAGAATCTGTATCGATTGGAAGATCTGGAGTCATTGCAGGAGGTTGCGGAGTTCTAGGATTTGGATTAGGCTGTAGTGGAAATTGTGTCTCAGGGGATTTACCCTTGAGGGCATTCATAATTGTGGGGATTTGTTTTATAGTTTCTCCAATTCCAGCGCCGGCCATTGCTCCAGGAGGCCCACCAACATATTCACCTCCAATACCTCCAATAATTGAATACATATCAGCAATTTGATCGTCAAGTGGTCTTGGTACTTCAATTGATTTTTTACCCTTTAATGTTCCAGGACGAGGTTGTGTTTTGTCAATTGCATTTTGAGCGGCGTCGGCGTTGAATGATTTTGTGGCTTTAAGCGAGAATTCTCCAATTTGATCGTCAGTTAAACGACTAAAAGATGGATCAAATCGAGATAGCACTTCTCGTTTCTTAGAAGCATCTAATCCTTGAAAAGCAGGATCAGCAACTAAAGTATCTATCGGCATTTATTTTCCTAGATGTTTATTGACTAGCTGATCTACAATATTGTCGCCGCCACCTGCATTATTAGATCCACCCTTAATAAGGGATTCAGGATGGAATATTCGTTTCTTTGCTGAGTCAATGACAGGAACTAATCTGCCTAAAGCCACTTTTAATTTTTGAGATGATGATGTTCCTGTTCCTACAAACTCATCAATGATTCTTTCTTCATTCTTTGTAAACGCTTTACCAGAACGCATTAAACCAATATCGGATTTTAAATTAGCAAAACTTTGTCGAAGTTCTTCTTCTTTGTCATTTCCCATATTGACAGAAGTAAGTAAACCTCCAACACGTCCAGAAACAGGGCCAATTCCTTTCCAACCAATTTCATCCCCAAGAGTAGTAATATGGTTTAAATTCTCACCAATCGCAGCAAGAACATTTACCTTGTCATTTTCGGTCGGCGACAATATTTTGCCAGGTGACATACCTTGTATGTCCTTATACTTTGTCCCTTGAGGCATTCCGTAGCGAGTTAAATCATCTGTGGAAAGATAAGTATTGAGATGTTTATTTGCACCACCTGTAACTTTAGACGCCGCCCGAGTTCTGGCATCTCTTGCTCTACCATCGTCAAGCAATTTAGCCCGCGCCATTGCTGCTATATCTTTTTGATCTTGTAATGATTTAACATCGGTATTTTTCAACCTTTCCATGTCCATCAGGAATGGATGTTCAGCGGATTTAATTCCTGTTGCTTGACGAATTGCTTCATTCGTCTTAGGTGCTTGTAGAATCTGTTCTCTTTGAGCATCACGTAATGCAGCAGAAATTGGATCTAGTGCAGTCATTGATCCTAATTCATCTGGAAGTTGAATATCTCTTGTTACAGATGGACCAGTCATTCCTGGACGTAATTGTCCTCGCATCTCAGGACTATTGTACGTTCCAGCATTAAGTGAATCAATATCTTCTTGTGGAGAAGTATTGGTCTTAAGCAATTCTGTCGCGCCGGGAGGCAATGAGCCAGTTTCTTCAACATGGCGTTGTAGAGCAGCTCGCATTTGAAGAGCAGTTAAAGCACGTACAGCAGATTCAGCTTTGAACGTCTTATCAAAGTGCTCATTCTCCTGCTTTTGTTTCAAATCAAATTGACGTGAGTGCTCCTTTAGAGCATCAGCAGTTGCCTGCTTGTCAGAGATATCCTTTTCTTTTTCTCGCCGCTCTCTTAAGCCAGCAAGATAAGCATTGATTATTCCACTTCCAATCGAAAGATCTACAGGCATTTTATGTTCCTTGTTGCCAATCACCAGGCATAGGTTGAGTTACTTTAGGTTTCTGGAAAGCACCATTACCAAGTAATCCTGCAAGTGTAAGTCCAAGATTTCCAACCGCACCACCAGCAGGATTTCCAGGTTGAACATTAGTTCCTGCCATTTGAGTTCTTCCAGTGTCAGTTCCAACTGTTGAAGTCCCAACTGGTAGCCCGCGTTGGAAATTAGCAGCGTCATTTAATCTCTGCTGTTTCAATTGTTGTGCCAACATTGGAACTGTGTTAATGAATTGTGCAGAATCACCAATCCGCGCCGATTCAGACATAGCCGGAGCCAATGCAGCTTGCGGAGAGAATGACAATCCACGAGAAGCTAGTGAATTCTTAATCATGTTCGTTCTAGCTTTACCAGCAGATGTAATTGTCGCCAATCCATTTGCTTTGTAGCCAGATAAGTCTGTATCGTCATCTAGTGAGCGCCGGTAATAATCGATCAGCGTATCACGTAATTGTTGATTGTATGGATCAAGTGTAGGTGTACTTGAACCAGTAACAGTGTTATTGTGATCTGTAGTAGAACTAGATTGAACATTCTTATCTCGATTGCCAAGAAGTCCACCAAGAGCACTAATTCCACTAATAACTAACGGTGCGGCAAATGCAGCCATGATTTCTCCTTACCACGTAAAGTCAGATTCTGCAAACTCATCCAAGTAATCATTAGAGTTTCCAGCGATATGTGCTGGTTTGTAAGCAACTTCAATAATTATTTGAGTTAAAAATACGTTTCTAGTTAGAATGTCATTGATGTACTCAATAATTGTCTGAGAGAGTCGAGTGTTTCTAACATCTCCAGTGAATACAAATTCTGTATCAACTTGTGTAACTCTGACATTTCCATCAGTTGCAACAAGTACTTCAGCAAGGTACTGGTATACTTTCCAATCGGCGGCCAAATTTACACCACCTCGGCAATTACACCAGCAACGTCGCCGTTAAATTCACTCGCTAAATAAGTACTTGCACTAAATGGATCAGAGTCATGAACCCATATTTTATAAAGACCAGTAAGTCCAACATTAGGATCTCTAACATCTCCGCCGCGAGTCAAAAAGTGCTTGACGAAAACATCATCCCCGCCTTCACTTCCTTCGAGATAGTATTCAAATTGCACCATCTTTAGAGTGCGAGTCCCAGGAACTGTCGCAGGAAGATCCTCCATGTTAAATTGATCCTTAACTGGAAAACTAGTGGCGCGTATGAAATCACTTAGATCAAGTAAATCTTCATCTACATCATCAAAGTGAGTTCCACTTACTGGTTCATCCCATTCAATAAGGAAATCAGATTCAGGATGTTGGCACAAAACACGTAATCCAGCCCCAAAAATGCCCGCCGTACGAAAGTAAAAGTCACAATATTCTGTAACAAATCCCGCTTCTTGACCAGCATTAAATCGAATGAGCGATGGGTTAATATACCGATTTCCAGGGATAGAAGGAACTCCCAAATCAATTCCACTAGCGTTTAATACTTCAACGCCATCGATGTAAATTCGTGTGTCAAAAGTGTGTGGAATAAGATCATCGCTTGATTCATGTAAAGTCATTTCCCACTCAATGAAATAATAAATTCCAAGATGGAGTGAAACCGCTGGACTAGTTTCAGTACCTGCAATTATTCCAACGCCGCTATGCTCTATGGCTAATCTTCCATCTCTAGTAAAGCTAAGAGTAAATGTAACTCCACCGCCAACGGCATTAATTGGTACAGTTGCAAATACTGACGCGCCACCAAAAATCCCTTGTGAAGCACTAACTTTAACGGCAACACCTACTCCAAATTTTCCAGTGAAGCCGCTTGCACCTCGAATAGTAGACCCGCCGTAATCCAGTAAGAGTCCAGTTAATCCACTTACTTGATGAACTATTTGTCCAGGGAATCTTCCTACGCCGGAAGCAAATACAGCATTGAAACCAGTTGTTCCAGTCCATCGTTTCTTGAGAGCATGAGTATCCGCTCGATCAGAGAAACTGTCCACGAAGTCAAATTCGCTAGCCATTTAAGCAGTTATCTTAATTCCAGCTTCAATTGCGTCTAATTGAGCATCCGTCCATGCAGCAGATGTCCTTGGATTTTCATCGTAACAAGTGGTCGCATAATAATATCCAGTAGGAATGGATTCTTCATCTCCAAGCGTCTCAGTTCCTCCTTCGAGAATAAGCGTTTTAATTTTTCTGACGTTTGCCTCGTCTTTACGGACGTTCGCAAGAACTTGTATTCCTTCACACGTTCCCCCCAGGAGATCTACATCTTCCATTGCACAAGAGATTTTATCGTTTACTGTTTCGGAATAAGCGTAGTCTGTATCACCGTTAGGTGGTACATCGTCCAACACAGCAAAGTCGTCAGTTCCAGTAGACAAAGAAAAGTCACGATTAGTACCGTTGCCGTTAGGCTTAATGTATCGAACTTTAATGTCGCCCAAGTAACGAGTCGTGTGAACATAGAAATCAGAAATATACGCCGGAGCCGACGACGCACCTTGTCCAATTTGTATATTAGTCGCAAACGCATTTGATGCACCTTGAGTATCTCCAGTGTAAGTAACTACGGACACTTCATTAACTCTGACCTCAACAAAACCGCCAGAGTTAGCAACAATTAAATTTGCTTCAATGTAATAAAAAGTACCAGTCACTAAAGCAGCAGTACTTACAGCAACTTCAGTATTCCCCGGCCCTAAAATTGAAATTCGCCCATCTGGTCTAACTGAGATTGTTGCATGTGGTGTATTATTATCTAAGAAAATAAAAAGAACACGATCTAAAAGTACATTAAGCTGAAAAGCAGCACCGCAATAAATTGTATCAAGGTTACGTTTAAATGTCCGGCGCGGCCCTTGTAATCCGGGCTGTAATCCTTGTACACCAAATCTACCTACACCAGCAGTAACAGCACCATTCGCAGGGCCATTATACTTCTGATACAAAGTAGCTGTATCGTAATGTCCGAAACTATCTAAGAACTCAAGATCAGCCATTAGTTTTTCTTAAACAACATTGTTACTACAAGTGTTTGTCCAGGATCAATTGATCCAATTTGATCTAAATCAAATGTTAAAACTTGTCCTTCTGTAAATCCAGCAGTAGTAAAACTACTAATTATTACTACACTAGCAGATCCAGCCGGAATAGTAATTTTACTTCCATCCAAAATAGATGCACCAAGAAGATTAATGTCAGCAATAACGTCATCGCCAGTGGGAGCGACTTTACATTTTGCAAAGATCTTAAGAAGTGTTGTAGACGGAAACGGGATGATAAGATCTGGAAGTAAGTCAGTCCCAGTAGTAAGATCCCTATTAACGCCATAACCAAAAGTGCGTAAGTAAAAATTACCAGCACCACCACCAGAAATATTGATAGCTGGTTTTCCTCCACCGATGAGATCACTAAGTTCTTTTCTAACGACATAATCAAAATCATCTATCGACGGATGAGCATTCTTTATCTGTCTCTGATGAAAATCCAAATTGCGAGTTGTAAGATTAGTTAATGTATCATCCATCTCTTTGATGGCACGAATACAATCACTAAGCGTTGTTAATGATCTGACACTCATTATTTAGGCTTCGCATCTGGATCTGCACCAAACATGATCCATTTGGGTTCTAATTCCATTCCACTTGTGTTGACGTGTAATCTTCCATAGTACCTATGAAATGGAGTCGTCATTGAAAGCTCAATCCTAAGTATCTTGACATTAACTCCTTTTGGCAATTTTACTTCGTAGATTTTATCTTTGTTGGCAACCGTCGTAATCGTCCCCGGCGCCCCAACTTGAGTGTCCTCAGAATAGATTGTGTACGTCATTACTCCACTTGCATCAGCAATTAGTCGCAAACGGAAGCCAAGCAATTTACCAATTTTAGGTAACTCGATTGGTCCAATCTGGTCAAATAACTTTCCAACCGGGATAATTTCAACGTCTTCTGGTTTGAGCATCCCGTAGAATTCAAACGGGAGTGATTGTGCAATTGCAAGTACTCCTTTATAATCGACTCCAAAAGAATCATCTGCAAAGTAATGAAATGTTGTTCTTTTGCTAGGGGTATTAAGCGTCGTAGGCACTCCTGAAACTCCATCGACAATCGGCGTGAACGTAACATTTTGTCCATTTGTGTTGATAACAAGTGGTATTGTTCTAATTCGTTTCTTAGACGGAGCACCAAAATTGTTTTCTGGTATGACGAAGTATTTGAGTCTGTCAGGAATTTCTTCAACAACCCTAGGGCGTAACGGTCCGTAGAACTCAAATTCTGTGTCGCCGTCAAGAGTACCTCCGATATTGATACCAATTACATCCTCATCTGTGAAGAAGTGTTCGTGAACGGCAGCTTCGGTAGTATTGACAGTAGATGGTGTTTTATCAACTCCGTCAACTCTAGGGGTAAATGTAACGTCTTGTCCTTTTGTGTTAATGCGAAATTTATAAGACGAAAATCTCTTTCGAGCAGGCGTGCCATAATCATCCTGCGGGATAAGTAAAAACTTAGCTGGGGAAGGCATCTTTTCAGAGATACATTCTCCGATGTTAACTGTGTAGAATTCGAATTGTGAGGCACCACTTAAAATTCCTCCGATGTCAGTACCAACAGTATCCGCAGTGAAATAATGAATATAAGTGAGTTTACCATCAGTGTTGCAAGTGCTGGGAGTCCCTGCCACGCCATCAATAACTGGAGTGAAAGTAACATTAGCCCCATTAGTATTAATAACAAAGGCGAATGCAATAAACCGTTTTCTGCTCTGCGTACCAAGGTTAGTAAACGGAATATGACAATATTTTTGTGGATCTGGAAGTACTTCAATTGCTTCCGGCCTTGGAACAATGAGATCGTAGAACTCAAAATAGGCTGCACCACTTAGGATTCCTCCTATTGTATATCCATTTTTCTCAGACGTAAAGAGATGATCTACAACTTGTTTATCAGGAGTATTGAACGTCGATGTTGGTAAAGATACCCCGTCTAAAATAGGCGTAAAGACAACATTCCCACCTAATGTATCAAGAAGCATCGGAATTGTCGGAAATCGCTTTCTTCCTGCAACGCCGTAATTGTTTGGTGGAATACGAAGTGCCAACGTCTGTTTTGGCCGCGCGTCATATTCGATATCCCACTCTGAAAGTTTGAAAACCAGTAATCCAGTTCCGATGATTTCTAACTGGTAACGTTTTACAACGCCGACGAGATTACTAATGTCGATGCCTACTTCAGTCTCACCATTAGCCATTACTGTAGCAGAAATGAGTGTCGGGGAACTTCTCTCTAAATCCTCATAAATGTTGACAGTGATTTCTTCGCCGCCGGTGTCCAAAACTAGCTTCAACGTATATGAATCCTTACGATTCAAAGGCATGTTGTCATCAAGTTTGGGGAAGAGCAATCTCATGCTCATTCCATCTTCCTCAGTGTCCAAACCTGTTTCAGTGTCAATGATCCTCAACATCTTGTCTGTTGAGTCACCGCCAGCTAGTAATTCTCCATCCTCCTCCGCAAATAAACTAATGCAATCAAGAGTATAATTGTACCAATATTGTCTTTGAAAATCGTAAACAAAGATTGTCCTTCCACCACTGTCTTTTAATGTAACTTGAATAAATAATTTTGCCCTGGTGGCTGCAATAGAGTATTCGCTTTGATTAGCTGCTTGTAATTCAGCAGGCTTAATTCCGTATCGTGTATGATTGCTAAATAAAAGATCAAGCGCCCCGTTGTAGGCGGCGGACGAATCTGAATATCGCCGAATTCCATCTTTGGCAATATAAAAGACTCCATTGTCGTATATACAGACACAATCCTGTATGGGAGGTTGTTTGACGCCCAGGCCACGAATGTTAACATCGAATGTCCCGTCAGGTAATTCAGCAAGGGTGCCTGAAACCTCATAGATGTCATTCGTCGTTCCGACAAGAATGGTCGAAGGGCCAACTTTAACCATCCAGAGGTTTTTCTCAAACGTATCGCCTGAGATTCTAAGGGTAGTACGTAAGTCAACAGCATCGGGATTTAATTTCTCCGAAACCCAGATATCTCTGGAGGACATATATAATGTCCGCTCGAAGTGATTAACCTCCATGTATGTGATATCGTCTGGAAATATGTCATCAGGAGCATCTACAGTATCGTATAACGAGTGCAGATTCTCATTGAGAAATTCGCCTTCTTCAAGTGCTTCATCATTTGAGACAGCATCATCAAATGGAGTTGCGCTGTAACTTTCAATTATTTTAACGCGTAAGAATTTTGCAAGCGGACTTGTTTCCGGGCCGTCAACTTGCCGTCGATAAATCCAAATTTGATTGATTTGTGGATCTGTTGCATCTACATTAGGCGTGACTGTGTTGAATGAGTGATAGACTTCAGTAAACGCACCAGCGCTAGGCCCAGGTCCGGAAGTAGCAAGATAACTTCCTGTATTGTTAACATTAAGCTGTTTATATTCATATTTACCTGTCAACGGGCCAGCATTTGAACCTACGATCTTTAAGCCGGTAAAACCGAAACCTGTAACCGCTTCACTGAAAGTAGCAACAATTCGCATTCCAGCGATGTTAGACCAATTCTTAGTGTAATCGGTTCCAATTCTTTCAAAGTTTGGACGATGCGCTCCAAGAGTTGACCACTGATCCAATCCGTCTCGAATGAAAAAATCATCCGTTGGGAGCCATTCATGAGAATAGTAATCCTTTAGGTCAGGTGTAGAATCTGGTGACCCATCTACAGTGCCAAAGTAGAAAATAACTTGGAGACGGACCAGCTTAAGCAAGTCAGGAATACGAACATTGAATATAAAGAAATCCAAATCCGTACCATATTTTCCTCCACCAAAGTCCATCGTATCTTTCGGAGAACCAAAAGTACGATAAGCATCAACACGAAATGTAGTGCTATCAGAATCAGCGGTAAACTGAGTTCCACTAGATGATTCATTACTTCCCTCTGCAAGTGTAATGTCGTATGAATCTGGAATTGCCAATTCTGGAGTCACCGCAGAAACTGCTCCAACGCCACCAGGAGGTGTTTGTACGCCTAATTGAACGTGAGATGCGCCTAGATCTTTTACTTTACGAGAACCAGAACAAACAAATACAAAATCAAACCCGGCGCCAAAAGCAGCCTTAGTTGCAGAACCACTGCCAGCTAATGCAATTACTGTCCCAAAATCCCCTGCACCATTATCTCGAATAACAGAACCATCTGTTAATCCAACATAGCGGTACTTTGTACTTCCTAATGCACGAGAATAGATTGAATGAATTCCTCCAAGAAATGTATCTGGATTAGCTAAACGAGTTCCACGACACAATGTTAATGCACCGTGCTCATCTAGTTGGATGTTATCCATTCGCATAAGGCCATTTTTAGCCCCGCGAATATCGGCATCCG